ACTTTAGCTTCAACAGCTAACAGACGCTCATAGATTTGCTCATGGCTTACATCGGTCATGGTGCATCAGGCCAAGTAACAGTCCAAGGGAATCCTGACTGAGTTGGAACATCACGCAATGCTTGGCGATAAACTTCCCATGCGCCAGGTATGTTTGCATTTGTTTCCAAGTTCTTAATGACCACCCAATCACATTCTTTAAGCTTGTCATCACGGGTCTGACGCATAGACTTAGCTTGTTCAGTATCCTTAGAGGCTTTGTATTCTGCTTCATTCTCAGCAGCAGTCTTAGCAGGAGTTGTTTCTGTTGCAGGAGTATCGGCAAATACAGGACCAAGGATATGCTTGGTGTGCCACTTACCATCGATCTGCTCAACACCAGAGGCTTGAGAATATTGGTAAACAGTACCGCCAGTTGCTTGTGCGCCTTCTAAGACTACATCAGCACCCAAAGCCTCTAAGACTTCAGTTGTTGTTGTTTCCCACGATGGGCCACCATTGGCTTGTTGATATGCACGAAATTCACTTTCGTACATGACTGCGCCTGATTCACGAATTCTGATTTGCATGATTTTTCCTTACGCAATAGCCAAAAAGATGTATGTTCCACCGCTAACATTGATGGCGGCTAAGATAGTTGAGTTCAACGCAAAGCCTGTTGAAACTGTTGTGACAGAACCAAGTGTTGCAGACTCAGCCGCTGTGGTGTTTAAAAACAAATAAGGGTCTGTCAATACTGTCATACCACGGGCTGTGTCGTAAACATACCAACCACCGCTTGCGTCTGCACGTTTGATAAGAACAAACCTTGCACCACCCGCACCAAATCCACAATTTATAGTTTGTGTAGAACCATTTCCTGTGTAGCTTCCTACTTTTGAAACACCAGCGCAAGTAGCAAATAGGTAGGCAACATAGGTTGAGCCAGAGGCATTTGTTTCTGTAAGCGGACTAAGGCTAAAAGTTGTGCTAGTAGGGTTTGTTGTTCCCCAAGAGTTACCTGGGTCAGAAGCAAAACCTTGCGTGTCGTTTAAGAATGCGTAGTAATCTCGACCATAGGTTGCACTATAAACCTGCCAAAACGCAACATCACTTCTGCGCTTAACAATAATCAACTCAGGAACAGCTTGCAGATTGTGTGTCTGAGTTGTTGTTGTTCCCGTCCCTGAATAGCTAACTACATCCATATACGATGGAGCTCTTTTAAAAGCATACAGACCATAGCTTGAGTTATACCCCGCAGCACCAATATTGCTGTCGTAAACAAATGCAGCCGTAGTCACTTCTGCCGCAGTTGTCTCTGTTTTAAGGTATTTTTTGTCTTGTAAACGATTGCCGATATACCATCCATCTGTACCTGATGAATTTCTTTGAAGAATTACATCTGCTACAAATCCTATATTGTATAAATTTGCGGATGTATAAGTAGTACCGCTGTTCGCAACAGACGTTGTAATATAAGGGTTAAAAACTTTAGTCGCATCAGTAGGCACTTTCATTGGTCCTCTGCGAATAGCTACATAGATGTAGGTTGAGCCATTTTGATTTGTTAAATCAGAGCCATCTGTAGGTTGAAAGCCTGTAGCAAGTGGCCTAAGAAAATTACCATTACCTAAACCATTTTCTTCTGCGGAAAGATTTGGGTTTAAATAGTTATCATTTCTGTCCGAATCACTCAGCCCCCGCATAGTGTCAAATAGCGTCCAATCTGAAGAACCAGCACCAATTGTTCCTCCAGAAGATTTTTTAATTAGTACCCATTGAGGCTCATAGCCAAGTGATGTTATTGGGCCAGTTGATGACCCATTACCCGTATAAGACCCACACGAAATCACATTGTCTGTACCAGTTAGGCCAAAGCCTCCTGCGTTGTGGGCGAATAGGTAGGCGACATAAGTGTTGCCAGAACTATTTACACCTGCCGCAGTTCCTACAGTAAAGTTAGTTGATGTGGGTGCTGTGTCATTCCACAATACTGTAGCTGCTGCTTGAGCAGCGGTTGTGTTTAAAAAAGCAAAATATTGCTCAGGATTTACACCACCATTAAATCCTCTGTGATAAACACACCAGTTACTTCCAGAGTTACTTGTATTCTTAACAATAATACAGCCGGGTACGCTGCCTAGCGCATGGTTAATTTGGAGTCCTGCGTTGCCATCTCCCGTATAAGTCACAACATCAAAGAACTTTGGTGCTTCCCTAAAAGTCCATGAGACTACTGGATAGCCAAAGTTGTTAATTTCACCCGGTGTTGCCGCTTGTGAGCCAAGAGTAAAACCAGAATTAGTTACTGCTAAAGAATTAGGCCAACCAGATGATTGTGCGGCTGTGCTATTACTAACAAGATATTTAGCATTACCTGCGGTTGCGCCTCGTACAGTGTCATACAAATAATGGTCAGCCGCAACAGTTCTATTTTTTAACCAAACTAATCCACCTTTACCTGACAAATCAATGCCATTTGTAATAGTTAATGAGCTACCTGTTGGATCATATAGGTATGTTGAAAACACATCCTCGATGTATGGAGTAACAGCAGCAGCACCACCACCAAAGGCATCGTAACTAGCCGCACCAGATGTTGCTTGTAATGGCATAGTGTTAAGCCTTAAATTGTGTGTTGCTTGCCAAGACTGTGAAAGTCGCACTACCTGTCTTGATAATCAAATAACGATAACTATCAATGCCACTAGCATTCCCCGCAGTAGGCGCACCACCTAACCATCTAGTAGTCACTCCAGAAGTAGTGCCATCAACTTGCACAGCAGAGTTGTAGTAAGCAGTAGAGCCTTGAGTCACTAAGAAAGCCACAGTCATTGATTGACCTGTACTCATCAAAGTGTTTAGTGAAGTACCGCTAGAGGCTCTGAAGTTAACTGTCCAGTTAGCACTTGCGTTACTTGTGTAATACAAGACTGACTGAGTGGTGATGTCATAAGCAATCGTGCCTGTGGCTGCTGTTGCTGATACTGTAGCTACCTCTGCTGCATCGTTTAGGACAATGGCAGTCTTTGAGCTTGATCCAGAGAAAGTATTGGTTCCTGTAAAGGTTTGATCTGCTGCAAGCGCAACATCACCAGGAGCAGCAAATCCCAATGTTCCAGATCCATTTGTCTTCAGAACATAGTTGGCAGTTGAATCAGAAGTAGGTAAAGTAAAGGCAGTAACAAAGCTTTGCAGATTTGCATCGTAGGCCAATACATCTGTTCCAATAGCCACACCTAGAGCAGTTCGTGCAGCAGAAGCCGTAGCACCACCAGTTCCACCCTTAGTAACTTTAAGAACTGGACCAGCATCAAACAACGCATCAATAGAGTCCAGATCAGTATTGATCTTAGTACCCCATGTGTCTGTGGATGCGCCAACTTCTGGCTTTGTTAAGCCTAGATTTGTGGTGGTTGTATCTGCCATGTTTTACCCCTAATAGTCTGAACTTTATACAGAAACTGTTGTCCAGATTTCGGACACATCTGATTCTGTTTCCCATTTCTTTCTAGCATTAATCACAACGCTAGAAGTATCAATAATTGTTGCTGAAAAATGCTGTATGCGGTTATATTGAATATCTAAACTACTTATATCAATGATAAAAAGACTGCCAACAGCATCCAATCCACCCGCAGCAGTCATTACAGATGTGTCAACGATTGCAACACCTGCATTTGCAATCTTTACCGCACCTACAGATACTGTACTGCTTGAAAATATCTCAAACTGAGCATCTACTATTTTCTCAGCACTAACAACTACAGTAGAGGCATCAACTATTGCAAGCGAACCTAAGTACGCTCCAAAGGAGTATGCACCTCCGCTATAGTCGCCACGCCCGTAAGCAGCCATGTTATGCCAATGTTATAGACAAGCTAGAAGCAGGAATGCGGAAAATGTCTCCATCATTAATTGCTTTAGATGTTGTCAATGGAGCCCATGCAAGCAAAGTTCCACCAGTTGAAGCGGTATAAATACCTGCCCAACCAATTGTTCCCCAATTTCCACCAGAAGCAGCGGCAAACTCAATTGCAGCAGCATTCGTAAATGTAGTTGCCGTACCGCTACCAGAAATAGTTCCAGCAGATACACGGGCATAACCATTACCAGTTACTTCTGTACCGCCACCAGTATCACTAGGTGCAGCAGTAAATAATCCCACAAACCATGCGGTAGGACGGGTAACAGCATCTGTGTTAAACAAGTACGTTAATGCAAGATTCTCTGTGTAGTCTGTAAAAGATGACATTTTTTATCCCAAAGAACGGGCTCGAACAAGTGGAGTTGAAGAAACAGATGCCCTTTGATCTGCTACCTCAATGTCGCCCAAGGAGTTGACATACATCTGACTCCATACTGGTAGACGTTCATCGTCTTTCAAATATGGTGCGGCCTCTAACAGCGCACCATACAGGTACAAGTCTGGGGCATAAGCTAAAAGCCAGTTGCTTGTGTTTGAATCACTCAACGCAGGAATCTTAGCATAATATGTAAGTTCTGCGCTATATGTTGAATCTGGAGTGGGAATAAACTCTAGCTGAGTACCAGTAATCGTGTAATAAGCTGGTTGACCAATAGAAACGTATCTATTGGCCTTTAACTCATCACCATAAGCCTCAGTTACAAACTGTAGTCTGACAATGGGGTTCGTATTTAACTGGAACTCTTTAGCCTGTAGCCAATCAGCAGGGTAAGTAAAGAATGCAGTCTCAATCTGTCCTTCAGCACGTTTAATCATCTGTCTTACACGTAACTTACGATTAAACTTAGCTTCTGCAATGGTAATAAAGCTTGGAATAATAGAAGTCAAATCATCCCGATTGAGATAATCCGCTATTGTTGCTTTAAGCCCTGCAAAAGTATCAAGTGCCATTTTCTACATCCCTACACGCTAGTGTATGCTCATGTTTGTACTCAAATGTACCAATGTGAAAGATCTGCTTTGAGAGATCTTGGTCAACATATGTTTTATGCCCATTTTGGGCGGCTCTACGGCAAAACCATACATCTTCACCAATGTAGTCTTCCGCAGCGGGAACCCAAGGGATAGCAAACCAAGGATATTCCATAGATTTATAGACTTCGGATTTAACAAGCATTACACCCATTCCGCAGTAGTCTACTTCAACAAGTCCAGTTGAATCGTCCTCAGTATATACCCGATTGATAAATGTTGCATCCATATCTGGAGTATTTTTTTTCACCGCAATAGGCTCAGTCGGAAATCTACGCTTGGCATAGTTTCCACAAACAATACCAGTATCGTGCTTTAACAAGCGAATAATAGAATCCTTTGGGAATCTCATATCGCTATCTAACCATAGGGTATGGGTACACTCAGCCGCAACAGCATCCCTAGCCAAATCCTGACGTTGTGCTGACAACAATGTGCCAGAGCTAGTGTAGATCACCACTTTGTGATTTGTTGTGCCTACAGTAAATCCAACTAACCTAGCTAAATCAAATGCAAATCCAGAGTTAACAAAATCCCGTGTTGGAACCAAAATTCCAATGGTCTTACTATCCATTAAACTTCTCCAGGTCTTGTGCGAAATGCACGATTATCAGGGTCATTTAACCAACGCTTCATGTAAGCTTGGTCATCAAGTTTGCCTTCGGCTTTCATTTGATAATACAAAGCCATAGGAATAGATGCAACATGGTGCATATCACCCTTCCAATTGGCCTTCTCATCAAACGAATTAAATCGGTTTTTGTTTGACTCTACTACTTCAGTAGCATCAATAATGGTTTGAATGGTTGCCTCATCTTTGTCATCATCATAATGCCAAAGCTTTTTGGTTCCCATCTCTTGGTTTACGTCAAAGAGTTTTGTAGTCATAAAAAAAGGGTGGGTTATTAGCCCACCCTTAGTTACTCAGATCAGGTCTGAATTGTTGAGTTCAAGTCATAGACAGCGCCATGAGCTTTCTCGTTCTTGATCTTCAAGCCCCACTCACACAACAGCATACGCTTCTCAGCATCACCTGTCTTAGCCAGTTCAACTGTCTGGAAGGGACGCAGGAAAGCAACTGATGCGTACTCAGGATCAAGCACAAAAACATCACGCTCACGTTGGAAGCGGTTAGCAACGATACTCACGTTACCAAAGTCGGAAACATAAATGTCTGCGGCTCCGATAATTGTGGAAGGCTTGGGACCTGTAACATTGAAACGCTGACCAGCAATACCAGCCATCTTAGACAAGTTCTGTTTGTTAACAGGACCAGCCATAACGATGGAAGGTGAACCGCCTTCTGTCCACACCTTCTGAATTACGTCTTTCAGCAATGCTTCGCTGAATGAACGCAAGTTAGTAGTTGTAGCATCAGTACGAGCTGCATCAGGAATGGTTGTGTATGAAGGATCACCACCACCAGAACCTTCGTTAGTATTGGTCTTCAAGAAGGCCAACAAAGCGCCTGTTTTACGGGCAGAGGATGTAGAACCAGCGGCAGCGGCTTGGTTAGCCAACATTGTGGCCTCCATGTCACGCTTAATTTCCGCAGATTTTTTAGCCATCTGGTAGCTCAATTCTGAGCGACGACCTGCTTTGTCAACAGCTTCCAATGTACCAGCAATGATTACATCCTTACGGCTAATCTGGGT